TATTGGATAAACGCTTCGTCCGAAAGTTCGTGACACGGTGTCACGAAACAATCGAGAGATCTGCCAGTTGCGAATAAATTTTCAAAATTGTCTTGCTGTGTTGGTTGTTGTGGGGTAATCTGTTCGGCACTCTGATTGGCGTCAGTTGCTAGAGAACATCATTCTGATTCACGTTCTTCTGAACGTGCATCTGTGCGGAGTTCTTTGGCGCACAGCAGTCCTTCACCGCCACATAGGAAGGACTGCATTTACATACGCCGCCCGAATGCGTGAAGTGGCAAACCGGACCAAATCCACTGCTTGCCGGGACTTGAGGGTCGAAAGGAGTTAGGAGGCGGGATCACACATATCTCGAGAAACGCGACGTCCTGGCGGGTGTCGCATACTTTGCGTTCCCCCTGCGTGCTGCCAACTCCGGCTTGCGGTAAAGAGCGAAGCGTCAAGAGTAGGGTTTTCCCCACAGGTGAGACGTTAAACGATACCTGTAGGCGGCTCGCAGCCGTCCAAGCCTGGTGACTCGTCTTACGCGACAAGCTAAGCTCAGCGACTCTCCCAAAAAAGGGAGTTGCTGCGCGATGATCTGAACTTATCGACATACTTACAAGGGGGACCGTTGATTATGAAAAAGTTACAAGTTGTTCTTGCTAGTGCTTGCCTGTTGTGTTTTTCTGGTTGCGGCGACGAAGAGCCAAAGCAACTGCAAAAGTGGGACGTCATTATTACGAGCCCACATGGAGAACGGTACACGCATTCAGTTATGAGTTACTCAAAGCCAAAGCCAGACTTGAGGAGCAATGGGCAAATCAAAGTTGTAGACAATGGATGCACTTTTTCGCATGATTGGGAGCAACAAATAGTTGCACCAGTTGGATGGATGTTGACGGTTGAGCCTAGTAAGTAGTTCTATTTGGTTTCAATGAAACTTTGAAAGGAAGGTAGTTATGGAAGATGACAGCGATGTTGTTATAGATCGAGATCTCAATGACAACGGACGTAACAGAAAGAAACTGGAAGCTTTGGAAAGGAGACGTAACCACTTGCGAGAGCGAGTTAAGTTGAATCCAAGGTTGTCATTTGACGCTGAAGAATGTGGAGCGTTGTCTTGGGCGATTAGAGTGTTGCGAGAAGTGTTGAGGGATCCAAATCAGAAATGAAAAACAAACTAAAGCGAAGAAAGCCAGTAGTCATCAAGCCGCGCAAGACGATCGATCCAAAGCGGTTGATTAACGTGTCGCATGAAGGAGTTGGGCTCCCAGGCGCTCCAGATGCCGCGTATGTCGATCGCGAGAACGGTGTATGCGTGCAAATTTGGTTGAACGAAACACCAGGGTGCAAGGGAACGCCGTGGCAAGGTACGCTTCGCGTTGCAGTTAAGCACACACGAGCTACGTCGGTAGCGCAGATACACCAACGAGGACTTGCAAAACCGATCGAGTGGGATGACATGCAAGCGATCAAGGATCATTTTTGGCCGGAACGCATTGCGGTTGAAGTGTATCCACCTCGAGATAAAATTGTTGACGTTGCCGACATGAGATGGATGTGGGTGCTTCCGATAGGAGCAATGCTTCCGTTCAACTTGCAAGCGACGTCGGTTGATAGATTGGTGTCGTAGTTCAAGGAGTAAGTAATGAAAATTTCTGGAGTGTGTTTAAGGCGAACAAGCGGTTATCTCAGCGTGTGCGTTGAAACGTTGAATGGATGGGTAGAAGTTATTCGCGAAAAAGACGACGGAACAACACCGATCAATCATATTTGCGAAGCTTCTGGGTTGCTGCAAGCGAATCGTGACGCTTGCGATCAAGCATCTTTCAACGACCTCGTTGCAAGTGGTGGAGTGCGTGCTGAGTTGTTTGGTAAATGCCAGATGTCTGACGATTTACCAGGAAGTTTTTAAGTGCATCATGTCGGAATGCTCGGATTGTGGCGAGTGGCATGCGGTGTGGGATCTTGCTAAACGCAATCCAGAGATAAAGCCTGGATGGCGAGTTGCATGGAAACACAAAGGTATTGACTACGTGTGGGAAGAGCTGACGTTTGGACGCAAGCAAGATGCGGAACGAGCTGTCGAAGCCATGTACTCGTTAAGTGATTGGAATTGCGGAGATACGATCGAGTGCAGGCGACTCGCTTTAACGATACCTGTGTCAAGACTGCGCAGGACAATGATTGAAGCTTTGGCGTGGTGACACCGTGTCACGAAACGCGACTAAAATGAGATATTTTGTTTTATGGGATTTTACAAATGATTGAGATTAAGAAGTCGCCAACAGCGGACACAAGAACGTGCGACGTAACTAAGGTGGAGCGTCAGCAGTTGTTGGATTCAAGCCGTCAGCATATCGCAGACGTTGCCAAAGCAATGGCGTTTTTTTCGTCAAAGCTGTTTGCAGCTGCGGCAGAACATGACTACGACAAGTTGACCGAGATTGATTGGTTTTATTCCGATTTTCGAACAAAGTTCGAACAGACGGGATGGTGGGACAATCACCGAAAGATTCATCGTCACCACTTGGGTCAAGCCGATGGAGTGCCAGAGAACGTAAACCTTCTTGATGTGCTGGAGTACATTTCGGATTGTGTTATGGCTGGCATGGCTCGCAGTGGCGAAGTGTACGCATTGGAGATGTCCGACGAGCTTTTGCAGAAAGCGTTTGTCAACACGGTTTGCCTTCTGAAAGAGCAGGTTAAGGTATCTTCGTAGACGCTTGTTTTCATCGAGTCGCGGCGATGAAACTAACTACCAGAAAACGCATTGCCCGCGACTTTGATGCGAAACTTTGTTCGTCGTCCTTTGGAGATAATTATGGATAGTCAGGATTCAAAGCCGTTAGGAATAGTCGTTAGCGGTTTTCCAGGTGTTGGGAAGTCGCATCTAGCGACCAGCAGCAAATGGCAAGTTAGCGATTCAGATTCGAGCCAATTCGACAAGGCGGATTTTCCGCGAAACTATGTTGAGGAAATCGCAAGACGCAGAGCAGAGTACGACATTGTTTTGGTTTCGTCGCACGAAGAAGTGCGAGCGGAATTGGAACGGCAAAAGATACGGTACCAGATTGTCCACCCAGGGTATGAATGCAAGGAAGAGTATTTGCAACGGTACAGGGATCGCGGAAACAGTGAGTTGTTCGTGACGTTGCTGGATAAGCATTGGGACCATTGGATTGATGGTTGTCTCTACGACGGTTCGGGCGACGTGAACGAATTGCGTTCTGTCAACGGGTATAGGCTTGGACAAGGGCAGTTCATCAGCGATGTAGTGGATCGCATCGTAGAGTTCGAGCTTTCGCGACGGTCGCTGTAGGTACGACGAACGCTGCCCATCATCGGGCAACGGCCAATAGATTAACCATTTCAATAAACCCCGCCCGTTGCTCCGATGCATGGGCTTGTTAGGACGCGACAGCATGACAGTGCAAGAGTTGATCGAGGAATTGAAGAAACACAACCCAGAGGCAGCGGTCACGTTTTCGGTGGAACTACCGGAATCAGAAGATCCGTGCGAGCGTAGATTCGCCGAGGATGGCTGGCAATTCGTGGTAGGCAACGGGCATCCCGAACTGGACCAAGACAACGAAACGGTAGTGACAATTGGTGTGTTGGTTGGGGCGTCGAATCTTTCGTCGTCCTAACGATTGATTAGTCGAGTCGACTCTGATAATCGCGATCGTCGAAAGTTCGTGATACCGTGTAACGAAACGTTACTTCTTGGAAAACATGCGAAGGTAACGAAATACGGTACTTTCGCAAACACCCAGCTTTTGAGCGATTCGCTTCGCGTTCCAGCCGCGTGCTTTCCATCGCAATATCTTCTTTGGATCGAATCCTGGTTTCGTTGCTCCTGGCTTCTTTCCTTTGTACAGTCCTTTCGCTTGTGCCTTTGCAATGCCTTCCGCTTGCTTCATGCGTTTGTAGTTCGCGGCAAGGTTTAAGGCGATGCTCAGAAGCGAATATGCCGACTCGATGCTACTCGGATCGAGAAAGATGTTCTGCGATGCGGAAACAAACGTCATGTTCTTTGAAGACAGTAAGCCTATCGCTGCGGTGATTTCTTCGATCGATGGGTATGCTTGCTCGAGGCTGTACATGATGACCGTTTGAATTGATCCATTCTTAATGTCCTCGGAGAGCTGCTGAAACTCGGACTTGGATTCGCGATCGATGAACCACTGAACCGATGATGGAGCAATTTTAGCTTGTGTAAGCACCTTTTGGATCTCGGCGCGCTGAGTCAGCTCGTGCGGGAAAAATCGGTTGACTTGCATGTAGACAGCGACGGTCATTTGAGCTTCCTTCTTGCTTGGTTGTTGTTTTGGGGCTATTGTAGTATGAAGAGAGATTGTTTTTTAGGGAGTTGTGTTTATGAAAAGACTGGAAATCGCTGAAGATGCGAAATACGGCGATTTGGTTGTGGTTCAAGAAGTCGAAGCAGCTGGAACCAAACGTCGATTTTTGTGCAAGTGTTCGTGTGGCGCGTCGCCGACCGTCCGACTCGATCATTTGAGAAGTTCTCACACTAGGTCGTGTGGTAATTGCGGAATAGAGCATGCTGGAGAAAGAATGTCTTTAAGAGCATGGGCTGAGATGGCTGGGATTCCCGAGTCTACCCTTAGAGCCAGACTAAAAACCATGACAATGCAAGAGGCTCTTTTGAGGTGATTTTAGACATGCTTCCATTTAAGGCGATTAACAATACGAGAAATAGTAGATCGATCTACAGGAAAATCCTTGTTGATATCTTTTTTTGTTTCTCCATTTGCAGCACGCTTTCGAATTTCTATCACGTCATCTTCGGTAAGTTTGGCGTTAAAGCATTTTTCGCCTTTTGGCATTGTTCCGTGCAACGCTCTGTCGTTGGAGTTCTCAGTAGGAGTTCCCCACGCGAGATTCAGCACATGGTTGTTAACTCGATTCCCGTCCAAATGGCGACACTCCATTCCATCTGGTCTTGCGCCAACAAACGTCAAGAGCACTACATGGTGTACTTTTGTTGTAAGTTGTTGCCCATCGCGACAAAGGCTGACAATGTGATAGCCTGCTTTGTCTTTCTGAAGTCTAACGCGAGTAGCCTTGTCCCAAGACCTGTCTTTCCCTTTTCCGTTGCGAGAGCAAATAGATAGGATCGTGCCGTTTTTATCAATCGCGTAACGAGGATAGCCAGGTATTACGCGAAAGCCTTCAGGTGGATTAGAATTAGAGTCAGGCATTACTTTGTTCCTTTCAAACAAGTGGTGTTGAGAAGCCTGTTCCGATTTACGAGATCGGACAGGTTTCGTTTGTTTTCTTCTGTTATCATAGCGAAAGGCGCGTCTTACGCCAAATTTGTTGACATGGAAAATCGCCTAAGCTATATTTTTGATCTCACTCTGCCTTGTAGGCAAATCTCCGAAGAGGGGTGCGTGACATCAGTTGCGCACCCTTCTTTCGTTAAGTGGCATCTCGTGACACCGTGTCATGAAATTCGAAAGATGGTGGTTTGATGGGTTCGAACTACTATGATCTTGTGCCTCGCGACCCGATCGAGAATCTCAGATGGCGCATTCGATGCCGTGAACGAGCGCTGACGGACTTCAAGTTTCGATACGCCTTTTGGCAAGCGTGCATGGATGACGTTTGTTTCTTCATGGCAGCTGTGTGCTGGGGGTACGATCCGCGAGCCAAGCATAAGATTGTTCCGTTCATTCCGTACCCGCATCAAGAAAAAGTGTTTCGAGCGCTCGATGAGGCGATCGACTACACGCAAATCAACGACAGGACGCTTGACGTGCTTGTTGATAAGGCTCGGGCGCAAGGTGGAACGTTTGGCTACCTTTGGGTAGATCTTCGACGATGGTTGTGCGATACGATGTTCTCTGCTGGCTACGTTACTCGTAACGCGGATCTCGTCGACAGCAAGACGGACTCCGACACTGTTCTGTGGAAAGTGCAGTTCGCAATCAACATGCTTCCAGCGTGGATGCGTCCGCGGTACGAACGGAACCTTAGTCAGCATACGTTTGAGAACAAAGACAACGGTTCGTTGATGAAAGGGTACTCTGCAGGTCAAGACGTCGCAGCTGGTGGTCGAGCGACTGTGTTCACCATGGACGAAGCAGGCGCGAAGGACTTCGTGTCAGGCGGCAAAGATTACGCCGTCATGGAAACTCTGCACGATGTGACCCACTGTTTGCGATTGGTCAGCGCGAGATATATTGATTCTGGCGTTTTTCACGAAGCGTGCGAAGCTGGAGGTACTGAAGGTGGTTGGCATCTTGTGTTGGATTGGAAGGATCATCCAGTCCATTCGAAGCATTCTTACATTGTGAAGGATAACATTCCGGTTGCGTGCAAGCTTGAAGATGCTGAAGCGGTAGCCGAGTACCACAAGAACAAACCGAACCTGCGCGATCTGCTGGAGAAGAAGGGTTACAAGTACGAAGGTGTTGTGCGATCGCCATGGTACGACATGCGCTGTGTAAGTTGGGGTACGCTGGTAGTTACTGATAGGGGGCTGGTTCCGATTCAAGACGTTGCGTTGAATGATTGCGTTTGGGATGGTAATATGTTTGTATCGCATGATGGTTGTGTGTTTCAGGGTTGGAAAGAAACGATCTGTTCGTACCAGGTCGGACTAACCCCAGACCATCCTGTTTTAACAGTTAAAGGGTGGAAATATGCCTATGAAGGATTTGATAGGGCAGAGGTTTGGTTGCCAGACGGTTATCGAGAGAGATACATCAAAACCTATCGGTGTTGTGTATTGGGTGGTTCGGTGCGATTGCGGAACGGTTCGGACTGTGAGAGCCAACGCTTTAACCAGTGGTGGAGTGACAAGTTGTGGGTGCCTTCACAAGAACACGCATTACAAGACTCCAGTTTACAATTCATGGGATGCAATGGTGCAGCGATGCACGAACACCAATCATCCAAAGTACCTGTCGTATGGAGCGAGAGGGATAACGGTTTGCGAGAGATGGAAAGACTTCGCAAACTTCTATACGGATATGGGGATTCCTCCAAAGGGTCTTACGCTCGATCGTATCGACAACAATGGGAATTACGAACCTGGCAACTGTCGATGGGCGACTCGAAAGCAACAGCAGAACAACCGCCGAAACACTACGCTTATAGAAACAGCGAATGGAGTTATTCCGATAGCAGAAGCAGCACGTACTGCGGGCATGACGACCAAAGGAGTACAGGGCCGCATCAAGAGAGGCTGGACGGGGGATGCGATTCTGCTTCCACCCAAAACCCGAAACCAGTGTACGACCTCTTGAATTGCGGACCTCGGCGGGCGTTCACAGTAATAGACGACTGTGGGCGCCCGCTTCTTGTCCATAACTGTTTGCGAAAGACAGCCAGACCGCAACTGATTGCATCGCAGCTCGACAGAAACCCCAAGGGTGCAGTCGGCAAGGTGTTCAACCATGATCTGTTAGAACGCATGAAGGTGATGCACAGCAAGAACGCTGTATGGAAAGGCAATCCAGTGTTCGACAGCGAAACGTTGGAGCTGACTGGTCTTATACCGCGCGAAGATGGAGCCCTTACGCTTTGGTTCAAACCAGGGATCGACAACAGCCCTCCATTCGGATCATTCACGATCGCTTGCGATATCGCATCAGGCGGTGTTAGTGAGGTTGCATCCAACTCAGTAGCTTCGGGAATTGATGATCGTACTGGTGAGCAAGTGCTTGAGTATGTAATCAAGGGGCTCGAACCAAGACCGTTCGCTCGTCGAGTTGTCGGATTGTGTTTGTGGATGCGAAAGGCACTTCTCGGTTGGGAAGACTCAGGAGTATCAGGCGGTTTCGCCAAAGAGGTCATGGAGGTTCTTTACTACGGAAACATCTACTTCCGCGAAGTAATGCAGCTCGGGACGCAAAGAAAAAGTCGCAAGCCTGGGTTCCCATGCCGCGACGAAGATAAAGCCGATATGCTGGAGCAATTCGCAATCGCTTTAGACCAAGGAAGCTACGTTCCGCGTTCAAAAGACATGCTGATCGAGTGCGGTGAATACGAGTGGGGAAACGGAAAAGTAGTCCACGCACCCTCGAAAAACAAAGGTGCTGCGAACAAGAATCACGGCGACAGGGCGATCGCTGCGGCGGGCGCTTGGCTGGTGTATTCGGCGGATAAGGTTATCCAGAAAGTTGACAGCGACGATGAAAAGCGTCAGAATCCAGAATATGGAAGCTTTGCGTGGCGAGAAATGCAAGAGCGTAAAATCGCGAATGCTGGGAGCCCTAAGTATGGAATTAGGGACGTTTTGAGGCACTAAAAGCGTTTGGTTTTTTCAGAGATAGAACCTGAAGGTTAAAATGAGCAACGAATTGGAAGAGAAGATTGAAGCTGCTATTTCGAAGATGGCAGAACAAGTTAAAGCGACTGTTGACGGGCAAAAGGCGTTGCATTTTTCGCAAGCAGCCTTGAACTTGGCACAAACAAAGTTGAGTTTGCAAGGCGCGATGTCTGGCAAGAAAAACTAGCTGGCGTGTGTCAGCTTTTGATTGAAAGATCGGAGTTAAAACCCGGTCGGAATGATATTTGTCGATCCAACGCAATTATTCCGACTGTTAATGCTAGATCTATCAAACAACGAACAACGTGCGCGGTTACTTAAGGCGATAAAGTCGTCGAGAGACTCTTTAGAGCCGTTTCGTCGAGTTCGGAAAGAACTCATCAAAGACTATGTTGGTTCCTGGTACGCTGAGACGGGAGCCACGAACAAGACTCTCGTAAACCTGATCAATCAGACGGCACGTATCTACACGGTCGCTCTTGCTGCGAACAATCCGCAAGTACTGGTCAGTACGCCAAAGACAGAAACTCTGGCGTTCGCTCGTCGCTTTGAAGTGAATCTCAACAAGCTTGTAAGTGACATGGCGCTCGATAAGACATTCCGAGCAATAGTCATGGATGCGTTTTTCTGTCTCGGGTGCGGTGTCGTTATGATGCGCGATACAGACACTCGGTTTCATGGCATTCTCGAATCAGAAGAAGATGTTTGGCTCGATCCGGGTGAGCCATGGTTTAATCGGGTGTCGCTTGATGACTTGATTCTAGATATGCCAGCTAAAGAGCTGAGCAAGATGCGGTATTGTGGGCATCGATATCGTGCCGACTACGAAAAGGTTATGGATGAACCTGGGTACAGCAAGAAAGTTAGAGACAAGCTTGCTCCGACAAACAGAAGTCACCATGACTCTA